TCTGATCTGCATTCACGCTTATTATGATAATACGATTATCTTTCTTAAAGACCGAGCTAGTAGGTGGATATTCTGGAAGGGATGTCATATGTAAGAGTTCTGTAACAAACCACCTCCTTAACTTAATTACATCAATTTATAAAGTGTTATTTGGTAGTAGAAGGTATAATAAGAAGACGTCCCTCGGCCTCAAGATCTTTAGCAATCTTCCTTTCCTTCTTAAAATTGTGACCACTCCAACCTTCCCAGGAAAATCCAAAAAGTATAATCCTATCATCAGGTTTCTGAACCATAAAGTGAATTAAAGCCACGAATCCAGAACTCGGAGTCTTCTCTAACCCATAAGTATTCTTAGCGACTTCAGTATGCAGTAATCCCAACTTTATATTATTCTTTTTTTCTATTTTCTTAATAAGTTCAGGTTGTAGACCTCCACCAACTAAATAATATTCCTTAGCATGTCTAAGTCGCTTAGACTCAATCTTACCATCAGCTCTGATTCCACTAATCCCAACAGCATGTTCCCGAAACATAACAACTAAGTTATTAGGATTATCATAGCTTGTATCATCTTTTGGATATAATCCCTTATTAAACCTCACTATCAAATCATCAGGTCCTAAACTTATTGGAAATTTACGTATATCAGGTATATGCTCTTTATTGTTCGCAATAATTATGATGTTTCTTCTATTGGATTGTAAAATGTTTAAGTTTTTATTTGTTGTCTCCTGCTTTGCATGTGTATTTTTAGAAGATCCATCTATAATGTGCAAAGTAGTTATTCCCTTATCTTTATCATCTAACTTACCTTCGCTCATTCTAAATTAAGATAAATAAATATCTCGGTTCATTTGACGAGATATTTACAGTTAGTCATTATTGTTTGCGATATTTTATCAGACTTTTTTTGAGAATACCAATAAGTGCAGCTAGTTGAATTTCAGTATCCCTGCCATTAACGATCATATTCTCCAGTTTTGAGAATTTCTGAGTTAAATAGGATTTCTGCTCTTCGCTAAAAGCTGGAGATTCAATTACAAAATTATTAATCTTTTGTATTAAGTCAATGGGATTCCATTTGTTATCTCTGTAAATTTGCTGCATCTTCTCATAAATCTCTGTGAAAGGCTTAGACAGTATTTCGTGTACCAAATTCATAATCTCTTCTTTACTAGGTTTTCCTAGATATTTATGAATATATTCAGCTGTTATCGTGGGATATTTCGGCTTTCGTGAAGCTTCTCCTGACTTATTGCTTTCTGAAGCAGTATCTGGACTATCGGAAACTTCTTGAAAAGCTTCACCAATGCGAACATAGTGAAGACATTGAAGAGTGTTTATGATTTGTCTAAAATCCTTTTGTAGTTCGATCAATGTGCGGATGGCTTCGTCGGTAATTTCTACGCCTTCTTTTACAGAAATATCTTTAATACGTGGTTCGATTGATTTGGCATCGAGCATGCCAAAACGCATTTGAGATGTTCTGCTTTGTAATCCGGGAATAATCTTATTCACCTTATTACAAATAATACAGAATCTACATATTTTAATGTATTTCTCCATTGTTCTTCTTAAAGCACCTTGTGCTTCCGATGTCATTGCATCTGCTTCATCCAAAATTACTAATCTTATTTTATCACTCTTTGTCCTAACAAAATTGGGAATCTTACTCCTAATTGTCTCTATACCTCTATGATCGGATGCATTAAGTTCTAATATATAGAGACGATAATCAGCTCCATACATCTCACGTGCAGCAGCTTGTATAAGACTTGTTTTACCAGTACCAGGTGGACCATACAATAAAAGATGAGGAAACTCATTGTTTTTGATGAAATTACGGATAGTGTCGATCTTTTCTTTATGATCGATTAGTTCATCTAATCTAGCAGGTCTGTACTTTTCCACCCAGGGTAACTTTCCCTTATCCTTTATATCTTTCTCCATCTCTGGTATGTCGTCCAAGACTTCCTTTTCATCTTGTAATGAGTCTCTATCCTGTTTTTCTAGAGGTATCCGATCGTCTTCATTAGTCAGTTTCTTTTTTTGCAAGTCTAGCGAGCTTTTGTCTAGCGAGCTTTTGTCTAGCGAGCTTTTGTCAAGACTACTTGTAAACATAGATAATGCAGCCTGCGGTATAGATGAATTTGCGAATGGAACTATGTTATCTTCAGCATCGTCACCATCTCCGTTTTCAGCAGCGTCGACATCCTGGTTCTCAGAATAATTCTCATCGTCGCTGTTAGAAAGACCGTCGTCGATTAAATCATCAATATCCATTTGAAACTTAGAATTAAGTTGTCACCAAGTTAATTCCATAAATCCATGATTCAATTTTTGTCAAAACCGGACTGATAACAACCCAGAAAATTCGGAGATTAGAAAATACAATATAATTTATATAACCATAGATGCGACGACTTAAAGCTGCGATAGATATTCATAAAGCTCCCACCTATCCATCAGCAACAGCCATAGGCACAAATTTAGTTGAAACAAAAGATAACATATCTACTGATGTTTCTCAACTGCGATCGATAGCGCACCACAAAATACCACAAAATATACCACAAAATTCTAATACCAAACTACTTGGATGTAGTGCCTACCGTTCCAGACGTAAAATCAAGAGGTTCTTTAAGTGATAAAAATATAAATGATAATATATATTTATTCTTTTTAAAATGCATACAGTTCTAAAAGTACTTAGGAATGCAAGGCGTGTAGAAAATAGCTATGAAGCCTTGGCTGAACTATGTAAGAAACATGATAATTACATAGCTTTGATGATGCCTGATTCAATATTAGAGAACACAAGAGCAGATGTAATAATACCACATGCTGATATAATAATGGAAAGGCTTAATACTGATATGAAATATGAAACATTGGAAATAAAGGAGGGTACAGTGTTGGGTGTTTTTCCGGGAGACATTTTCTATCCTGAGGCTAATAAAATAATGGTTACCCCATATTACATGGCTAATGGTGTCAGAGAAATTCTAAACAGATGCCAATACAAAAAAAGACATCGGATTTATAATATTCCCTTATATTCAGAAGAATACCTTAAAAAGGAACAAAAAGCAGTTCAAATATTAGTTCAAAAAGCAAATTAAAACAAAAAAAAGCAATCAAAAAAGCAATTCAAAAAAGTAGATTACTAAAACAAGCCATCAAAACATAAGAGGAAAAATGAAAGCCTGTGCATGTATAAACTCTCTAATTCTATTATATAGACATTATGTTATATTGGATATTAGTTGGAGCGTTTCCTGCTAAGAAGACATTTGAATGTCTAAAGAAACCAGTTAAAGGTGAAACACGGCATTGGTGTATATTCTGGACCTTATTTTCTGCTCTTCGATGTTTTGATTCTATTCTTAGCTTTCTTCCATTCTTTTCAATATTCTCTACAGTTTTGCTAATAAGTAATTATAATCAACATTTGTCAGAATTGACCCTTAAGGGAAGTGTAGGTCTTTTTAGGTATTCTCAATTAAAGATAAAAAATCATGAAATGACGACAAAAATTTTAGATAAGGGTCAGAAATTCTATAAGAATAACTCTAAGGTTTTAAATAAAGTAAAAGGTGTATTAGAAGGAATTATTGCGATGTTTAGTTCATTGAATGAAGGAATATCCAACTTTAGTTCACAAACGTTGATTGGAAATCTACAAGGTTTTCAAAACAGTCAATACAGTCAATACAGTCAAAACGGTCTAAACGGTCAAGACGGTCAAAACAGTCTAAACGGACAAGGTATCAGTTTGATTGACAATATAATAGATGATATGGATGAAGGATCTAACAATAGACAAAGGGAAAGAGGCGAAAAAAGCGAAAAGAACGAAAAGAACGAAAGAAGAATTAAATCTTCTCCGGACCTATCCAGTCCCATTATTACCTTGAAATCATCAAATACTGCTCCTTTTACGACGCTTTCAACACTCTCGATACCTAATTCAGGAACCTCAACTCTATCAGCTGGATTAGGAGCGGCAACTCTAGGGAACATAGCTAGCTATATAACGAATGTACTTCCCTATGCAACTAAAGGCAAAGAAAAGGATAAAGAGGAAGACTTTTTCATGAGTTTTGACGATTAACCAGGAATCGAAATCGAGGTTTAAGTTCGAAAGCCATTCTCTTTTAAAGTACGTAATAATCTTCTTCTTTCATCATTACTGACTTTATAATAACATTTGTTTAGAGTATCTATTGCCGTGCTTGAGCGGTCTTGACGCCGCGTACTGATTCTGATTCCTTGACTATCGAGATAGTTTCCGAGACGGTTACACACAAAAATGGTTCCATGTTTAAGCTGATCACATATTGATTGTAGCATTTCAGTCTCAGCAAATGGTAAGACTCTCTCTTCTTCAGGAATTATGAATCTCATTGTAAGCAATATTATCTTATTAAGAATGTATTCAATTTATTTCTTATCTATGAGTGATAAGATGGTTTTTACGCATATCAAAGTGGACGAAGGAGCGGAGATATAGGAGAAAAATGCTTATTTTATACGATAAATGGCTGATTTTTCGACATTAGGAGAAAAATGCTGAATAATGTAAAATGAGATTATCATTAATTATATTTTATCTTTCTCAAGTACATATTAAGTATCCTGTGGATAATAGCTAGCTATTTCTTAATAAAACTATTTATTTTTTATATGTATAAAATATAAATGAGTCTTCCACCAAACACACTTTGGTACAATGGGGACTGGGATCTTTTCGTGGGTATACATGAAGTCGTAGATCCTGCATGTCCTTGTGTTGGACCGCCAGGTCCAGATGCTACGACCCAAGAAAGTTGTGCTTCTCGTCCACCAAATGAATTAAATGATCCTACATTACTTATGGGAACCTATACGGATTTCCTAGTCACTGATCCAGGTGGTTGGTTGGTAACTGGTGTCTTTTCAGACAATTTCACATATATTGATCAATCTATAGTTAATACACTACAAGCCACTTATCAAATAAGAACGGGAGTTTCTGCTACATCTTTAGGTACTGTAGTTTATAGTGGTTCTGGTCCTGTAACTACTATACCAACAGGTAGAACTGTTCTTGTAGACACGACTCTCTATGTGGAATATAGCTTTATTGTAACCAATCTTAATGTAGTACTTCCTCCAGATCGTTATTGGGTAAATGTAGCTCCTATCGTACCTACATCAGTATTAGATGCTTACGACACACAGTTCGTTATATTCAATTCAACAACGCAAGGAGTAAATGCAGTCGGAGTACCACCAGGTAACAATGCTAATGACTTTTTTGCAGTTGGTAATCCAAATGTAAGTGTTTTTGTTCCTAGCACTAGTTTTGGACCACAGTATCATGATTTCTCAAATGGAGTTATAGGCCTTATTCTGCCAGTATGTATTGATCCTGACATGAGCGTGTTTATGCATGATAATACTCGCAAACGTGTTGCAGATTTAGTTCCAGGTGATCTGGTTCAAACGCAAGATATAAATAAACCTGCACGTGTGGCTATCAATTACAAGAATATTGCTGCTAATAAGGTATTGATTAAGATAGATAAAGATGCTTTAGAACCAAATGTACCTGATTCAGTCTTCTTTATTACCACTAATCACAAGATATTAGTCGGTTCAAACATGGTCAAGCCCAGGGATCTCATAAATGGTATCAATATTAGAAGATCAAGGCGCCCTAGTCCAGTGTTCACACATACCATCATTACCGACGATGGAGAACCAATAATGATTAATAACATTCCTGTTGCCACATGGTCTTATCACGATTGGACCACTAAAAAACAGTTAAAGGAATAACTGATATGAGTTATGTTGGTCACTAAATCCATAACTAATAAATAAATAACAATATCCATCATTAAATAAATTATCCATTAGGATAATTTATTTATCATAAAGAGCCGCCCAGCCCACGTCTTCGGACTTATCATAAACTGGAATTATCGTAAGTGTTTTAAGTTTTTCAAAGGTCATGGTAGCAAATAGCCATGCAAGATAGTAAGTTTTCAAATGCAAGAATTTCACTGGTGAGTTGATTGTCGTCATTATAATGCTTCCAAGGTACTGTAAGTTTATTTT